TGGTTGTGTGTCAGTTAGATCCATCCCCTCACCCCAGCCCTCTCCCCACGGGGGAGAGGGGGAAAGGGGGCCGATCTCCATGGCTTTCAAATCCTGAGTGATGCCGCGCGCGAAAAACTCGGGCGCTGGTGCGAGGTAAATGGAGTTTAGGTTTGTTGCGTGTGGTGCAAGGGAATTTCGGAAACTGAGGTGTTGGGGTTAGGCAGCGGAGATGGTGGTCTCTGCTGCCTTTGTTTTTAGTGTGCCTTAATTAGTTTTTCGGCAATCCATTGCGCGATTTGCGTAACGACGGCGTTTCCGGCAGCGAAAGCCTCTGCAAAGTTGGCCGCATCCAGTCCGAGGCAAAGCCCATCATCTTCAGACGTTCGCTGCCGCTCAGCCATCTGATGCCATCCGTTCGGTTGAGCGATGAAAGTGGTACAGCCCATAGCGATTTGTGAGCCTGCTTTGTTTGCCAATAGAGTATTGGCAGCCCATGCATCCGCGGGGCGTGGCCACGCGATCTTGCTAGACGCTGGAGGTATTGCTTCCACTGGCGCAGCGTCAGCCAGCAGCTCCATGGGGGGCATTCGTCGATGACCTGCGACCAGGAATACGCGACGACGTTGCTGGGGGACTCCGAAATATTGAGCATTAAGCACTCGCCAGAATCCCACATACCCGCATTCCGCAAGGGCCCGGATGACTGTTTCAAAGTCTTGGCTATCGTTGATAGCGAGCAGGTTAACGACATTCTCAAGCACCACCCAGCGAGGTTGTGTCTCTTTGAGGATTCGTATGACTTCCCAGAATAGGCCGCTGCGTTGGCCACGCAGGCCTCGGGTTTCTTTGTTGCTGGGTCTGGCGCCGGCAAGGCTGATGTCTTGGCAGGGAAAGCCGCCAGTGATGACGTCGACGGGACGGAGGTTGTGGGCGCCGCAGTGGCGGACGTCTTCGAATTGGGTGGCGTGTGGAAATCGATCGGCAAGGACAGCCCGGTTGATGGGGTTGAGTTCCACTTGCCAGGCGGTGCGGTAGCCTGCGTTTTCGAATCCGACATCAAAACCTCCTATGCCTGCGAACAGGCTTCCAATGGTGGGCTGGGGCATTTCTGCGCTTCTATGGGCAGATGCTCAGGGCATTCGGATAGGAGGCTCGGGGCCTTCAGGTGATTGAGTGTCCGGCAGCGCGGACACTTGATTTGTAGTTCGGTGAAACCGCTGACAGCGGCGAGTTTTCGGTGGCACTCGCCACAGCGTATTTCCTGCATGATCAGCCCCCTTGTCATGTGCCTCCTTTAAGAAGCCTTTCGATTGCTTACCATTGGATGGTCACTTGTCCGTCTGCGCCATCAGGTGCCGGGCCACCGTTTCGCCCACCACCACCGTGTCCCGGACTTCGCGGACGGTGATCGCCGACTCCTGCGGATCCAGATACTCCACCGCCGCCGGCGCCACCAATAAAAGCATCGTTGGAGGCAGTGCCAACTGGAAGGTAGCCTCCACCGATGGTGCTGGTTTCATCACCATCAACGCCATGTCCCCCTTCCGGTCCCTTTCCGTCAATCCGACCTCCATAGCCACCTGTTGCCCACGGTGTTACACCAAATGCCGAGCTGCCGCCGTCGGTACCATTCGTGCCATTAACCTTGCCTCCTATGCCACCTGCACCGACCTTTACAGCGACTGACGTTACTCCTGTCAGGTCGACAAGTTTTTTGGAAATCCCCCCACCTGATCCTCCAGAAGGACCGGGTAGAACAGCAATCCGGGCTCCGCCACCGCCGGCCCCGATAGTAGTCACCCAAGCTTTAGTGACACCAGGTGGTACTTCCCAAGTGAACTCTCCAGCCGACGAATAGACTTTAATGCCTCGGAACGGGAATGTTGCCGCGAGCGCTTTCGGCGTCACGATCGTGTGGTCATCTGTACCCGCCTTAACCAATAGTTGAGTTGCAATTCTTGCGATCCCTGGCGCACTCGTTGTTGCCTGGACGACCTTGGCGCCGATGGCTTGGAACACTCTGAGTGCACTCATCGGTTTGTTGGTATCAGCTCCTTTTTCTGCTTCACGTTGACTGGCAAAGGGCATGCCACTGCCATCGAAAAACGCATCTATTTTTTTCTTAAGCCAGCTTGTTCGATTCGCGAGGTGTTTGGCTTGTTGATTGGAGACACCGTCGGGGCCACCTAACACGGGGTCAGAAGTTTCGAGTTGGTAGACGCCAGGCGCCCAGTCGGGGGATTCGGGTAGATCGGCCATTAGCTGCTCCCATGGTTGTATTGGCCGTCGTAACGCGCGACTGCGTTGTAGCGAATGGCCACTGACTGATAGTCGAGTGATACCAGGCGGCAGCGTGCCGGGGCGACGGACAGTAGAAGGCGGCGCAGTAGCATCGCCTGATCGTTGGTGATGACACGTTTAAGAACGACCCGATACAGCGGCCAGGTGGAAGGATCTGCATCAGGCTGAGTGTCTAAGCCTTCCTGGAGGGTGACCTCGCCAAAGCCGAGTAATCGAATGACCTCGCGGATGGCCCACGGCGTGCCCTTGAAACGATGCAGTTCGGCGGCGTTTTTGATTAAGTTGCGTTTGGCTTCTTCGGACTCGGCCAGCTCCCAGGCCGCTTCGTCGAGGAGCGAGAATTGATCGGCCAGCGCCGGTAGTAGCGAGGGTTTCACCAGGTCAATCAGGTAAACCAGCATCACGTTCAGATCGAGGTCGTCTAATGCCTGGTCGAGCAGCTCACAGAGCAGCGAAAAACGCTCATCACCGGCCAGCGCGGGTGGCAGTGGCTGATCAGCCATAGGCCACCCCGGCATCGATCAATTGGATGGATGAGCAGTTCGCCCATTCATTGCTTTGCAACTCGCGCAGGCCTGACGGTAACTTCAGATTGGCGCGGTACACACCAGTGACTTGAAGCAAAGCGGTCAGTTGTTCCGGCACCAGATCGCGCCCGAGCCCGGCCCGAGATTCGACTGTATAGGCGTGTGCGGCGGCTTGCGCGGCGGCCATGGCGGTGCTGCGGTCTGCGTTGGCGTAGAAGGTGATGTGTGCCTTGATCCGATAGCCGACTGCGGTTGGCGAAAACGCATTGACCGTGTCGCACAGCGGACGGAGTTTTTCGCCGCTGACCTGATTCTCTATTCGTTGCAGTAGATCTTCTGTCGGCAGCCCGGTCGTGGTCAGCGGGTACAGCGCGACGTGGCCGTCCGGCTGGCCTTCATCTGGGCCATGTACGGCGACGTCGATGATGGACTGGTGCACGGCCAGCGTGTGGTAGCGATAGGCGGCGCGGCTGCCGGCGTTGCTGAAGGCTTCGGGGGCCAGGATGATGCGCTCGCGGTAGCGGTCATCGTCTTCATCCTCGGCACCTTGGGTGGTGAGTGTGATGTTGCTGGCGGTCAGGCCTGCTGCTGGCGAGTTGCCGAGGGCGCTGATCTGGCCGACGGTCCAGCCGTTGCCTTGTTGGCCGGCGGTCATGCAGGTGGCGGTGACGGTCATGTGGGTTTGACCGACAGCCATCACCACGTCCTGATCGGTGATGAAGGTGAGCTTGGCATCCTGGGTGCTGACCCGAGTGCCGATCGGGATCAGCAGTGGCTGGGTCACCGCCGCGGGCATGGTGAAACGCATGGTACAGCGGGCGGCTTGGGCCAGCAGTCTAGGGGTGGCGACCAGTTCGCCGAGGTAGTCGAGAATCGGGCCGCGGGCGAAACGCACCAGCAGTTGTTCGCCGGCGTTCTGGATGCTCATCTGCAACCGCGATACCGCGTAGGCAATTTGGTCGATGTAGAGTCGTTCGATCTGGGCCGGGTACAGGGTTTTGCCCGACTTCTGTTCGTAGCGGGCAATCAGTTGTGCTTCTAGCGCGGCCGGGTCAATTTTGATGAATTCGGGTTTAGGCAGCTCGCGCATACGACACCTCGGTCAGCTGAGACACTTCACCGACTACGCGCCAATGCACCTGCACGATGATCTGCGCGGCGTTGATCTGGACTTTCACCTGGGCCACTGAGGCGCGGGGTTCCCAGTGGCGAATCGCGTCGACCGCCTCGCGCACCAGATGCGGTGTGACGCGGTTGGTGGGCCAGTCGAGGTACAGGTGTAGGTCGCTGCCAAATTCTGGGCGATGAGGATCGCTGCCCTTGGGCGTACTCAGGATGATGCGAATGGATTGGTCTATATCGCGCAGGCCCTCGACCACCTCTCCAGAAGTACCGAGAGCGGGCTGCCAGTGGGCGGCGGTGATGCTGGTGTGGGGAGTGGGCGTTGTCATACGCCCATGATGGAAGAACTTGTTGGTATCGACTTTTAATCGAGTTTAAAGACCAAGGCAGGTTAGATTAGAGGAAATATATGGATTAAAGGTTGAGAGAAATGAGCAATATCGACATTGCGCCAGGCTTCAGAAAGGAAAGTTTCAATTGCCCACGATGTGGTGCTTTCGCAGGCATGAAGTGGGACGATTTGCTACTAAACAGTAATGAGTACGCCTCAATAGTTTTTTCAACCTGCGCTGCTTGCAAGATGCCTAGCGTATGGATTAGCGATCCTGGAATCATAAGTCGCCCAAGGCCTGAACTGCCGATGCAAGGGCTTCTAGGAGGACGTCAGACGCTTATTTTTCCTATGGAATGCGTCGCACCTCAGGCAGAGGATGATATGCCTGCGGATATAAAGGTTGATTTTGAGGAAGCCAGGTTGGTTTTCACTCACTCCCCTCGTGCAGCAGCTGCCTTATTGCGATTGTGCGTGCAAAAGCTCTGTCAGCAGCTTCTTGGAAAAAAAGGCGACATCCATAAACAGATTGGTGAGCTTGTAGAGATGGGGCTGCCTAGTCGTGTGCTGAAGGCGTTCGACACCATTCGTATCTTCGGGAATGAGTCTGTACACCCCGGAACCGTCAACCTCAATGACACCCCAGAAGTCGCGCTCGCGCTTTTCAGCCTGCTGAACATGGCGGTTCGTCACTGCATCACAGAGGAGAAGGAGCTGGAAGCGATCCGCGCTCTGACACCGGAAGCCAAGCGCCGAGAAATCTAGCTACTATCCATGCTGTTCCCGCTTTCAGGATGAGCACTAAATGTCTAAGCATGTAGCCCCTACTTTCAACGCTAAAGCCTTTACATGCATGTTTTGTTCGGTACTCACATCGATGACTTGGGTGCCGTTGTGGACCCGTCTGAATGGTAATTTTAGGCAGTCGTCATTCCAGTTGTGCTATTGCGACCATTGCGGTCAAAACAGTCTATGGTTGAACACCACCGAAAAGGACCTTGAGGACGAGGCCCCCGTTACTGGTCGGTTGATATTGCCCTCTACCGCCGCTGCGCCTGTTGCTCACGTCGACCTGCCAGCGGACTGCAAAGTGGATTTTGAAGAAGCTCGCGAGATATCTAGTCGGTCTCCTCGAGGAGCTGCCGCGTTGCTCCGGTTATGCCTTCAAAAACTGTGCATAGAGTTAGGTGGCAAGGGGAAAAAGGTTGATGAAGACATCGGTATTTTGGTGCGTAATGGCCTTAACCCAAAAATTCAGCAAGCTTTTGACGTAGTCCGAGTCACCGGGAATCATGCAGTGCATCCGGGAGAAATATCTCTAGAAGAGAATCCTGATCACGTCACGGTGATGTTTGAGATGATCAATCTCATTGTCGAAGAGCTGATCAGTCGTCCTAAACAAATAGAGGAGCGCTTCAATAGCCTACCTACAGGTGCTCTTGAGGCAATATCTAGACGCGACGCCCCAAAACTTTTAGCTAGTGATGGTGGTGATTAGAGTTTCCACCCGTGTCCATCATCACCCCTGTTGCGTTCACATTCCCATTCACCTGCAGGTCGCCATTCAAGGTGACCTGCGGGATGTCCAACGTAGCCGAAGGCGCTTTCACTACCAGCGGCTCACCCGCTTCAACCGTGATATTTCGCCCACACTTCAGAACCAAAGCCCCCGCACAGTCCAGCGTCATCACCCCGGCCGCCCGGTCGTAGGTCGAAATCGTCCCGTCGCTGAACCGCACATAGTCCGTGTCCTCATCCACAACCGGCGGTGGTTCAGCAGTCGAGTAGATCCCACCCAGGTAAACACCACCCACACCATCAGCATCAAGCAGCACCGCGACTTGTTCGCCCAGTTCGGGCATGAGTGGGCGGCGCTGTGTGCCTTGGGTGTTGCGTTGGAGGACGTTGAGCCAGTAGGTCTGGAGGCCGTCGCGGTCGTCGAGGCGGACTCGGAGGCGGCAGGTTTTGTGGTCAAGGGCAGTGACTTCACCGTATTCGAGTTGGGTGGTCATGGGGGCTCATTTTAGTCTGGTGAATGGGTGGTGAATTTGCTGGCCTATTCGCGGGCAAGCCCGCTCCCACAGGGGGCGTGGTGTGTTGGGTTAATGGGTGGCGATGCGGCTGACTGATTGGCTTACGGTGTAGCCGGTGCGGGTCATGCGGTGTTGTGAGGCTGTGATGAGGTAACGGCCACCGAGTTTTCCTGCTGCGACCAGGGTGACGACGTTGCCGCTGACCAGGTTGGGCCGGCCCATGGCTGACCAGTTGCCGGTGGTGCGTTCGCGGTTGGCTTTGGCCAGTTCGGCTTGGGCTTTTGCTTTGGATTCTTCGGTCGAGGCGCTGCGTTTTCGGCTTTTTTGGGTGTCGCCGCTGGTGGTGGTTTTGCTGATGCTGCTGGGTACCGCGACGGTTTGGTTGTTTTCGATCTTGTAGGTCACCAGTGTTTTTGTGGCGGGGTCTTTGTGTTTGATCTCGACGGCCTGGGGTACGTTTTTGATTTGGTCGCGCAGGTTCACGTTGCTTAGGTCCTGGAGTACCAGGGTTGCCACTGGCGCCGCTTTGGCTAATGCGCTGATGGCATGGAAGACCATGCGATGGCCGGTGATTTTGAAGGCGTAGTCGTAGTCGGCCGCGAGGTTGCGCAGGAAGGTCAGGTCGGAGTCTTGCTGGGTCAGGCGGTCGAGTGAGATGGGTTGGATGGTGCCGATCAGTTCCAGGCCCTGGCGTGCGGCGATCTGTTGGGCGATGGCCGGCAGTGTGGTGTTTTCATAGGCGTGGTGTGAGGGTGTGCGTAGCGCCGCTTTGATGCCGGTGGCCAGGCCATGGATGGTGATGGTCGAGGGTGGGCAATTGAGTTCGACTTCGTCGATTTCGAAACGGCCGAGGGCGCGTAGTGGTTGGCCTTCCCAGCCCATGGACAAGGTGAGGCTGTCGCCATGGCCTGGATACCACTGTTCACGCCATTTGCCTTCGGTGTCTTCCAGTTCGACGGCCAGGCTGTCGGCTTGGCCGGTGAGGTAGTCGTCATAGGACACCGAGAGCAAATGCTGGCTGACGTTACGGGTGATGTTGTGCTGTTGGTAGGTCAGCACGAAGCGCGCTTGCGGTACCTGGGCGGGGATTATCGCATCCATGGTGGCAGGTCCTGGGCGGAGGTCACGAGTTCGAGGATGGGGATGGCCAAGGTCAAACCTGACGGCAAGATGGCGGTGATCGGCACATGAGGGTTGGCTTGAACGATTGGTAAATAGCGATGAGCATCGCCGTAGTAACGCCAGGCCAACTGATCCCACCGTTCCCCTTCGGTGGTGACGTGGGTGATAAACATCAGGCCTTCCTCGTCAAAACTTGGCCTGCCAAGCCCGCCAGCCGGGTACGGGCGCTGTGCAGTGTGGTGAGCGCCTGGTCGAGCGACTCGTGAGATGCGGTGAAGCGGTCGATGATGTTGCCCAGGTCGACCGGATCAAGGGCTGTTCGAGCGCCCATCACACTGCCCAATACGCGTTCACCCACTTGCGACAGGTCGGCGCCGTCTTCGAGTAGCCCGGCGGCTGCCTTCAGCCCTTGCAGCGGTGCTATGGCCCGGGCCGTGACGCCTAACAATTGCGGAACCTGGCCGAGGACCATCGAGGCGTTGCCGCTCTTGATCGTCTGATACACATTCTGGCCAGCCTTGAGGATGTTGCCGGCTGTTTTTGCGTGACCGATCACCGCTTGGACAGTACTGGGCGTGGGCATCAGGCGCGAGATCAGACCGGGATTACCGGCGGTGGCTGCCGATGTCCCGTTCACGGCAGAATCGAGCAGGCCCGGTCGGGCGACTTTGCGCGTAAACGCCCCGGTGTATTCCTTAAGGCTCAGATGAACCGTGGCCGCCTTGATCTGGCCCACGGCGGTTGCACGACGGATGGCATTGGACATTTGGGTGATGACGTAGGCCCCCAAGTACTCACCGCTGCCCATCACAAACGCCAACGGTTGATGCTCACTTTTGGCCTGGCGCAACGCCCTCAAACGCTGCTCTGGATTGCCCAGCACCGGGTGCAGTTCGATGGTCAGGGTGCATTCATCGAGCCCTTCACCGATCCATTCCAGCAAGGGCTTGCCCTGGATACGTGCGTGCTCTGCCCAGTCGGCCGAGCCGCTTTGTTCCATGCCACTGATGCCGCCGGCCACGGTGAATTCGATATCGCCCAAGATGGCAAACATCAGACGCCCCCCTGATGGGATGGGCCATAGCTGCGGCGGCGCTGGTCGTGGACATAGCGCTCCATCATGCGCATCCATTCGGTGTAGCTGGCCTGCAACCCTTGATTGATTGGGCCCATGTCCGCGCCAGCAGGTACGTTGATTTGAGGTGAGAAATGGAAATTCACTTGGCCCGCCGCACTAGGGCCTGCAACTGGGGATGTACCCCCAGCGCCGCCCATCATGCTTGCCTTGGAAACCTGCGCCGGGTCTGGCGGGGCAAGGTCGACGCTTGATTGCGCGGCCATATCGAGTGCGGCCTTGTGTACCAGACCTGCCTGAGCACGGACGCCAATGGCGGCGCTGCCGATCATGCTTGCCTTGGAGATCTGCACCGGGTTTGGCGGGGCAAAGTCGACGTTTGATTGCGCGGCCATATCGAGTGCGGCCTTGCGTACCAGACCTGAATGAGCACGGATGCCAATAGCGGCGCCTTCGCTGATGTTGGCGCCGTAGCCTATGAACACGCGGCTGGGTGACTGAATGCCGAGGTTTTCGGTAAACCAGTCTTTAACGGACGACCCGATGCCCACGACGCTGTCTTTGAGGGCCCCGGCCATGTTGCTGATGCCATTGACCAGACCCGTGATCAGCATCCCGCCGAACTCGGTGAACTTGCCGGGCAGTTCGACGCCGAAGTAGCTCATCACGCCGGCAAAGGCGCGATAGATCCAGCCCAACGGGGAGAAATTGACCACTGCCGCGAGGATGCCGGACAGGCCGCCACTGAAGCCGGCTTTCACCTCTTGCCACAAGCCGCTAAAGAACGCTTTGATCGGCTGCCAATGGCGATAGATCAAGTACGCCGCGGCCGCGATGCCCGTGATCAGCTGACCAATGGGATTCATCATCAAAGCTCTACTCAGCCAGCCTTTAATGGACGACCCGATGCCCACGACACTGTCTTTGAAGGCCCCGGCCATGTTGCTGATACCATTGACCAGCCCCGTGATGAGCATGCCGCCAAACTCGGTGAATTTGCCAGGCAGTTCGACGCCGAAGTAGCTCATCACGCCGGCAAAGGCTCGGTAGACCAGGCCCAGCGGCGAGAAGTTAGCCAACAACCCGACGATGCCGGACAGACCACCGCTGAAGCCGACTTTTACCTCGTCCCACAGGCCGGTGAAGAAGGTCTTGATTGGTGCCCAATAGCGGTAAATCAGGTAGGCGCTCAGCGCGATGCCGGTGATCAACAGGCCGATGGGATTCATCATCAAGGCTCTACCCAGCCAGAGGACAGCCTGCCCGGCGAGCTTCAACCCGAACAGCAAGGTACCGCCCAGGATCTTGCCCAGGAACAGGCCACCGCGAGCGATCATCATCAATGGTGCGCCCACGGCGATAGCCAGACCGCGCAAGAACAACCCGCCGTACCTGGCCACCGTGCGCATACCCCGACCGACGCGGCTTAAGCCGGTTGTCAGTGGCGTGAATTTGCCCATCTGCCACATCCCCTGCAGCAGCGTCCATTTGGCGGAGAGCGTGGTGATGGCGCGGGTCATGGCGACAAAGGGAGACATCACCAGGTTGGCCCCATAAGCAACGCCGATGAAGGCCATTTTGCCCAGTAACAGACCGCCCACCAGGCCCACTACACCCCTGATGAGTTCAGGGTTTTGCTGTGCCCATGCCGAGAACGACCGCATGAGCGGGACCACTGCACGGCTGACATCGACAATCGCGGGGAGCAGCGCGTTGCCGACCGAGATGCCGATGTCTGTCAGGTTGTTGCGCAGCTCTTTGAGTTGCTCCTTGGAACTGCCCATGCGTTTAGCCCAGTCCTGATCCAGCACGCCTTTATCCGCGGCGTCTTTGCTGCCTTGCTTGATGCCGCTCAGGTCTTTTTGGTTGGCCAATGCGGGGCGGACAAATGACAAGACTTGTTGGTCGGAAAACAACGCGCCGAGTTTGTAGGCTTCATCCAACCGAGCCAGTGCGATGTGTCGTTCTTGCTCGTCCTTAATGTCCAGCGCCTTGCCGTACTCGGCGGCGGCGGCCGGTGCTTTTGTGCCGAGGTGTGCGGTGAGGATTTTGATCATCGACTCTGCAGGCGAAAACCCTTCGCTGACCAGGTTCTTCATGCTGCCTTTGAGATCGATGCCAGCCTTTTCAAATGACTTGAGCGTCTCGGGCGCCGTGATCTTTGAGAGGAAGTTTTTGAAGTTGTTGGCGGCCTCGTCATTGCTACCGGCACCACGGCGGGCGATCTGTAACGACGCGCCAATTTCCGCCACGGCGCGCTCCCCGGTAATGCCCAAGGCGGCAAACTGAGGGGTTAACTGCGGCAGCCATTTGGCCATGTCGGCGAGTTCGAACTGGCCGCTTTTGCCCGCGAACGCGAGTATATTCATGGATCGCTCGAGGCCGGCGGCGCCAATGCCCAGGTTGTCGTTGAGGGCGATGGCCACTGACCCCAGGTCATTCATGCTGGCGCGGGTGGCGGTGGCTGTTTTGGCCATGACGGGTGCGTAGGCGGCCAGCTCTTTTGCGCTGGCAATACCGCCCGCGATCAATATGGCGGTGCCATTAGCAACGTCGGTTTGCGTCTGATTCCACCGTAGCGCCGCTTTGCGCATCACTTGGCTGAGGTCGGCTTCTTGCGCCAGGTCGAAGCCGCCGGTAATGGCGATGTCACGAGTCTGGTCCTGGAAGTCGACGGCTGTTTTCATCGACTGAAAAATCGGCGCACCCAACGCCGCCCCAGTACCGGCCACTTCCATGGCCTGGCCGCGCAATTCACCACGTCTGGTTTTCAGGGTTTCACCGCGGGCGATGCTGGCGGTGAGGCGGTCTTGTTTGATTT